CCCGCATCGCCCCGAAGGTCCACGAGTACGGGCTGGTGTTCCGGGCATGATGGACCCTGCCGTGCACCACGCCCTCCTCGTCGCCAGGGGGGACTTCACGGACCCGGACGCCTCTTGGCTCGCCTTCCTCCAGGCGGTCCGAGACACCGGGCTGACGGTCCTCCAGACGGGTTTCCACTTGTTCCCTGGTGGGGGCTTCACTGGGATGGTCCTTCTCGCTGAGTCCCACGCTGCCGTCCACACATGGCCCGAACAGGGGCTCGCCTGGGTGGAGCTGCTCTCCTGCGGTGAGGCTGACGGCCCAGCCCGGTTCGCTCGCGGCCTTCTAGAGCACCACTTCGCCCGCTCCCTGGAGCCCGCGAAGTGACGTCGTTTCGGGCGACCCTCCCGGTGGCTCCCAGGGGGAAGGAGCGCCCGAGGGCCTCCATCCCCTGGCCCTGGATCGAGAAGTGGCTCCGCTCCGGGAGGCGGGGGAGGAGGCCGATCCCCCACGTCTACACCCGGAAGGAGTACCAACTCTATGAGGAGGGCCTCGCTGACCGGCTTGCTGCCGCCTGGGGAGCCGCTGGACGCTTTGCGCCCCTCGATGAGCCCTGCTCCCTCCTCCTCGTCTGCTTCTTCCCGCGTCCGTCCTCCAGGACCCGCAAGACGCTCCCAAATCCCGCCTACCCACACACCGTCCGCCCGGACGGGGACAACGTCGCCAAGGCGGTCCAGGACGCTCTCCAGAAGGCGGGGTGCGTGGTAGACGATTCTCGCGTCTTTGACCTCCGGGTGGTCAAGTGGGTCTGCTCCGGGGGGGAGATGCCTCGGATCGAGGTGGTCCTCCGGTGGGGCGTTGGGGTTACCCTCCTTCGGTGAGGAATGAATCCAGACCCTATGGAGAGAATCCTTGACGACCAAGGCTGAACGTGAGCGGAGGCTGGCGATCGTGGAGCAGGCGATCCACCGCCACGGGTGGTCGATGCAGATCGAGAAGGCCCTCGCGGACCAATTCGGGGTCACGGCCAGGGCTGTCCGCACCTATCGGAGGGAGGTCGAACAGTTGACCCGGAAGGAGATGGACCGGGACCGCCGGATGGTTCGGGCCTCCCTCCTGGTGCGCATCCGGGGGCACCAAGCGGCGGCCCGGTCCGGGGGGAAGTTTGGCCCCCTCGCCGCCATGCTCGGGCTGGAGGCCCGAATCACCGGGGTTATGGAGCCGGAGCCGGAGCTGGTCCCGGACAACCTGGAGGCGGTGTCCAACGAGGACCTCCTCGTTGAGCTTAACCGTGATCTGACCGACGCCGACGTCGAGGCCCTCCTCCGCCTTCGGGGGAAGAAGTGAGCCGGCTCGGGGCGGTCCGCCGGCTCCGGGCGAATCCAGCAATGTCCCTCGCCCGGTATAGGCCTGGGCCGGTCCATCTCGCCTTCCACGAGGACAGCGGCCGCATCCGTCTCCTCCGGGGGCCAAACCAGTCGGGCAAGACGGAAGCGGGATGCAAGGAGTCCGCTGACCGTTGCCTCGGGCGGGGCAAGTGGCAAGCGGTGAAGCCTCCCCCCGTCCGGGGTCGGGTGGTCTGCCACTCCTTCAAACAGAGCTTGGTGATCCAGCGGAAGCTCTGGATGAGCATCCCGAAGGGAGAGTTGGACCCCCGGACTCGGTTCGACCGGGTCCTCGGCTTCCGGCACGGTTGGATCGGCTTCCGCAACGGGTCTGAAATGCGGGTCGTCACCGTGGGTCAGGACATTCTCGCCCACGCCTCTGAGACGCTCGACTTCATCTGGATTGATGAACCGCCCACCCCGGAGGTCTACGCCGAGTGCGTCTCCCGGACCATCCAGACCGCCGGGGTGATCTTCCTGACGCTCACCCCCATCGGGCGTCCGGTGAAGTGGCTGTGGGACCTCGTCCTCGGGAACCTCCCGGAGGAGTTGGAGGGGCTGGAGGACTTCGCTGGCGACGTTGCCCACACCGTCTCGGAGCACCACTACACGTTGTCGGTGGCGCACTGTCCCTGGATGACCGAGGCCCAGGTCCGGGAGGCGATCTCGGCGGTCCCCTTCTACGACCGACCGCAGCGGATCCTCGCCGCATAGGAGGGCCTCACGGTCGGGCGCTGCTTCTCCGCCTTCTCCCCCGCGAACATCGGCCCCGCTGGCCGCTCTCCGTTGGAGGGCTGGGCAACGGACTCTCCTGTCAAGATCGTCCTCGGCGGGGACCACGGGGAGAAGGCTGCGCACAGCTTCTGGCTCCTCGTCGCATACCAGTTGGACCGGAGGGGCGTCGGGCTCCCGAGGGTTCGGATGAGGGTCCTCGGGGAGTACGCCAACGTCGCCGGGGCGGACGACTATGAGGACGCCTCTGCGATCAAGGCAATGACCGAGGAGAGGGGCCTCCGCCTGGACGCTGTGGACTTCGGTGTCGGGGATATCAACACCGCCGGAAAGTCACGCGGCGGCCGGAAGTTGAACGACCTGATGACGGAGCACTTCGCCGTCCTGATGGGCCTCCCTCCGGGGGCTCCCTCGTTCGTGGTCCGGTCCGCCTGGAAGGGCTCCGGGTCCGTTGACTACGGGCTCCGGCTGACCAATAACCAATTCCGGCGCACGGACCTGGAGGTCGACCCGGAGTGCGAGTTGATGATCGAGACGTGCCGCCACTGGACGGGTGAGTCCTCGGGCAAACTGGTTCACCGGGCGGACACTCTCCGCTACATCGTGACTGAAATAATGCGGGAGGAGGACGCGAGCATGGTCCTGCCCCACGCGAGCTGATGACCCTGGAGCCGCTATGAGTCGCCGCTTTCTTGAGCCCCCCCAGCCCCCGAGCGCAGAGGACCAGCAGCGGGTCGCGGAGTCCGGTCGCCGTCGATCCTTCCTGGAGGGGACGTGGGAGGCCCTCCTCCGCAGCCACCTCGTCCTCCAGCTGGGGAAGAAGCGGTCAAGGATGGTCGGGCTCCCGGATATCAGCAGCTGCCTCTTGAAACAGGCGGTCCTCCAGATCGCCAAGCTCCACACCGAGGAGCCGACCCTGGACCACGCGGACGCGGCAGGACTGGAGACGCTCAAGGAGCACCTCAAGGAGTCGAGACTCTGGGGGCTGTCTCAACGCAACCAACGGCTGACCCTCGCCGCGAACGAGTCAGTGATGTTCCTGGGCTTCCAGGAGGCCCCGGACGCCTCCGGTGGACACCTCACGGCAGACGTGGTCCCGGCGGACTTCTGCTGGGGCGAGGGTCACCCCCAGGACCCCAACCAATTCGGGATCCTTTACCGTGCTCGCCGACGCGACGTGTTCGTAGACGAGGGCCGGCGGGTTGAGCAGTGGGTGTGGGATGTGTGGGACGTCCGCGTCCCTGATGATGACGCTCCCCCAGGATCCCCGGAGGCGCAGCGCCCCTCCTTCCGAGTCCTCTCGGAGGATCGCAAGACCGACATCACGCGGCAGTTCGTGGATGCGGAGGAGTGGATGGGGACCGCCTACCCCTACCGGAACCAGAAGGGGGAGCCGGTGATCCCCGCCGTGCTCTACCACTCCGAGCCCCACTCCTCCCTCTGGAACGCCTGGAGCAATTCGGAGGTCGTCTTCGGGACCCTCCAAGACGCCCTGAACTGGACCAACGCCAACCACGCATTCATGCGGGCGAGTTGGGCTCAGAGGTACATCGGCGGGGGCTCCATCCGGGGGACGGTCACCAAGACCGCCGGGGGAGAGAAGGTCGCGGTGGCGACCGAGGACCCGGCGACAGCCACGCAGATCCGTTCAGACGGGGACGGGTCCCTCACGGTCGGGCAGTGGGGTGCCGCCGTCGACATCGACAAGGCCGAGCGGTTTGCCCGGAACTACGGGATGCGCCTCGCTGTCCACTTCGGGCTTTCCCCCGCTGACGTGAGCTTTGAGTCCCGGAGCCCCTCCTCCGGCATCGCCCTGACCGTCTCCAGGTCGGGCCTCCGCGATGTTCAAAAGCGGTTTGCCCCACTGTTCAGGGAGGCCGATCTCCTGCTGCTGGCGAGGGCCTCCGCCGTCCTGGCCGCCCACGGCATCAAGGTCCCCGAGGACGGCTTTTCCCTGGAATACGCAGCCGTGGAGCTGTCCACGCTGGAGAAGAAGGAGAAGCTCGCCAACCTCCGGGAGGAGTTGGAGATGGGCTTGACCACCAAGGTCCGGGCGGTGGTCGAACTGAACCCCGGTATCAGCGACCGGGAGGCGGAGAGGCTCCTCCGCGATGTGGCGATGGAGATCGAGAAGGAGACGGCCCCCACTCCCTCCCCTGCTCCCCCCTCCGCCCCTCCCGAGCGGGTTCCGGGAGGGGGACCCTCCCCGGAGGATCAAACCCCGGAGGCGGCTTCTGGGCCCGCTTCTTCTGAGGCTCCGCTCACCAGGGGTTGACATTCCTTCGTACCCGCACGCATCCTGAGCCGGCCTCGGACCCGTTGGTCCTAAAAGTCGAAGGGGTTGCGGACGGATGCTGAGACGACGACGGTATTTCTCCCCCGCCGAAGGTGGTGGAGAAGCAGGAAAGGAAGACGCGAAGGCACCGGAGAAGGCTCCGGCGGCTGTACCCAAGGGAGGACCCGAGCCGGTCCCCTATGAGGTGTTCAAGGAGACTAACGAGAAGCTCCGAGCCGCAGAAGCCGAGACGGCAAAGCTCACCGCGAAGATCCAAGGCTACGAGGGCTGGAAGGCCCCCAAGGAGGTTGAAGACCTCCTCGCCACGGAGAAGGCTCGCGGAGAGACGCTGCTGATGATGGCGGACAAGCAGGTCGCCCCGAAGTACCGGGGATACATGCTGGACCGCCTGGGCCAGGACAAGCCGGAGGATCCGGCGACGTACCTGGACCAACTCCGGCTGACCGAGCAAGCCTTCTTCACCCCCACCGCCCCCGGCGAAGCGCCCCCCGCAAAGGAGCCCGAACGAACCCCACCCAAGTCCAACCCGGATGGCGGTGCGGGATCCCCGGCTCCCGGTGACGGACGACCCGTCTCGGCTGCGGACATCGACGCGATGACCACCGCCGAGTACCTCGCCTGGAAGAAGGCTGGGGGGCTGGACCGCATCCGGGCCGCCGAGGCGACCGCGTAGTCCCTCCGGGAGGAGAGATCGACCATGGCGAACGAAGTCCGAGTCAGCACCGCAGGGAACCTCCTCACCACCTCCATCTTGGCGAAGGAGTTGGAGGTCCTGCTCCACCAGAAGCCGTTCGCCCTCGACCTGATGGTCTTCCGGGGAGACGTTCGCGGCTCCGGCTCGGACACCATCAAGGTGCGTCAGGTCGACAACGACGACATCGGCGAAGTCGTGGCGGAGGGCGCGTCGATCTCGGGCAACACCGACATCACGCACGCCAGCTACACGCTGGCCCCCGCACGGATCGCCATCAAGCGGACCTTCTCCGACCTCATCGGCATCGTGGACAGCACGGGCCTCGTGGATGAGGTCGCCCTCGCCCGCTACAACTTCACCGCGATCATGAAGGGGCTCCACGCCCTGTTCGCCACCGCCACGCAGTCCCTGACGGGGACCGCCGGAAGCACCGGGGTGGACATGTCCGCGTCGGACTTCTTCACCGCGCAGCAGGCCCTCCAGACCCGGAAGGCGAAGGGGCGGCTGATCTTCCACGGTCACCAGGAGCAGTTCAACAACCTCCAGACGGACCTCCGTGGCGAGGTCGGCCCCTGGCAGCTGGTCCCCGCCGTCCAGGAGGCTTTGGCCTTCAAGGGCGACGACTACAAGGGTCTGCTGAACGGGGCCGAGTTGTGGACCTCGGATCAGGCCCCGGACGTGGGCGGCGGTACGGACCACGGTGGCGCGATGTTCGTGAAGGGCGCGATCGCTTACGCCCAGGGCAGCGCCAAGCCGGTCCAGCTGCGGGGTCGCCTCATCGCTCCCGGTGGCGTCATCTACACCGACGTCGACTACAACGTGGACAGTGCGGAGGAGTCGTTGGTCAGCAACGGATTCTTCGGCGTGTCCGTCGCCCAGGCCGGCATGGGCATCAAGGTGATCACCGACCACGCTTAACCCTCCCGGCGGTCCCCCTCGGACCCCCCCCCTCCTCTCCAGCCGAGGGGGACCGCATAACGGGTGGCAGGAGAGAAGAACATGGCTGTCCACCCGCTTTCATCCACTCAGCCCCGCACGGCTGCGTCCAGGCTTGAATCCCCGAACCTCGCGAAGGAGGAGGCGATCAATGGACGGGTCCAGGACTCCCCTCGGGGCAACTACATTCTCGCCCACCCCAAGGACGAGTGGCAGCTGTCCGGTGACGGGGAGTTGTTCCCGGTCCTTGTCCCACTGTCGAAGCTCCCCGGAGTCCAGGGCTGCGACCGACGTGGGAACTGGTCAGCGGCGCACGCCTACTACATGGAGCAGGGCTTCACGCTGATCCCCCACGACGTGATCCCCTCGGACTACGTCGCGCTGTACCTGAACACGAAGGGCCAGAGGGTCCACCGCTCCGTGTTCCAGACCCCCCTCGATGGACCCAACGGGACCGTGTGGGTGATGGACGAGGACAGCTGGCGGAAGTTTGTCCAGCTCCTCCGGGTGAAGGGACTCGTCAAGGCCCCTCGCCCCCACATCCTCCGGGGGATGCTCCACACCACGAGGGAGACATACCTCCATCTGCGCCCCCCTGCCGTGGAGGACGCCTCCCGCCGAGACAGCTACGACCGGCAGGTGACGATGTACCAGAAGCAGATCGCCTGCCTGGAGCGTGAATTGGAAGGCTCCATCGAGGAGCACGGGGAGGACCGCTCCCCCGCCCACAACACGATCGGCTCCCTCCTGGACGAGGCCCTCGGGGACGCCCAGGCGGACCGGGATGCCCTGGAAGCTGCCCGGACCCCCGCTCCCCCGAAGTCCGTGAAGAAGTCCCACAAGAAGAAGGTGCCGGCCCCGAAGGTGGAGCCAGAGATCGAGGTGTGAGAGTCGTACGCAACCCGGACGGATCCTCCTCGGTGATCTGCTCCACCCTCTCCGCTCCCCGCGAGAATCAGGCCGGCAGGGCGGAGGTTTATGGGTGGGCCTCCGAGACGTTCCTCCGCCAGCAGGAGGACCGCCAGGACGTCCGCCGGAGAGCCCATGAGGCCGACGACCCGGAGGAACGTGCCCGTTGCCGGGAGGCGGTCCTGAGCACCCCTACTCCGTCCTACGGGGAATGCCTCCGGTACTCCCGGAAGATCCGCATTCGGCGGGAGGTCGATTTCAGGTCGACGCTCCTGGATGGTTGATGATGGCTTGACAGCCGCTAGATCATCGGAGGATCCTCAGACACGGTTGCGGAGCTTCTCCGCTGTCTCAACTACCGGAGAATTTGATGCCCACCGCCAAGGACGCCCTCCAGCCGCAGTTCAAACGCCCGATCGCAGCCAAGGGGCTTTACCGGCGCGATCCCGCCACTGAGGCGGTCGTCGGAGCCACGCCCATTTCGGAGACGTTGGGAGCCCCAGCCGCGAAGGAGACCACGGACATTCACGCGGCCTTTGCTGCGAATGATGCAGCACGCCCCTTCCCCGGTCCCTTCACCGACCCGGACGCCCCCCGCTCGATCCGCGTGACCTTCGGGGCCGCGTGGGATGCCGGTGACGTCACCGTCGTCGGTACCGACCAGTTTGGGGAGGCGCAGATGGAAGTGATCGCCGACGTCGGCGGAACCACCGTCGAGGGGGATGCGATCTTCAGCACCGTCACCAGTGCGTCGAAGGAGCTGGTGGGAGCCTCCGCCCACGGGGCAAGTATCGGCTGGGGTGACAGGCTCGGGCTCTCGTTTGAGTTGGTCCAGCCAGTCGGGGTCCTCGGTGTGGACGGGCTGACCGAGGCCGCGACCTGGGACGAGGCCGAGCACTCGGTCCTCCCGGCGACGGTCCCTGACGGTGCCGTGGTTTACGCGGCCCAGTACGTCGCGGCAGTCTGATGGCGTGGGATCCGAAGGGTCCTCCGCTGGGCCTACCCACCAGCGCAACGCCCCCCGAGGCCCTCTCGGTCACTGGGGCCGCCGCGCTTCTTGAGTTGGCGGCTCCGGTGGACAACCGCCGTCGCCTCGTTGTCGTCCCCACGGACGGGGACATCTTCATCGGGACCGACAACACGGTCACGGCGGCTGACGGGCTCCTCCTGGCCTCCGGTGCGTGGCTTGAGTTGGACGGGTCCGCTGCGTGGTGGGCGATCTCCGCTGGCGCGGTGGACGTCCGCGTCTTCTCCATCGAGTCCTGACGTGCCGGGTTACATCACCCC